AAGTAGAAAAGAAAACAGACTTCATGAGTATGATCTTTAGCCGCATGAAAGAGACTGCTTCAAAGGCCTTTGGATTTACTCCAAAAGGATCAATGCTTAAAGCACCTGAAGATAAGATAGAGAAGTCTAAAAAGTTTAATAAGAAGCTTAAGAATTTTGGTAGTAAGTTCTTCGGTAATAAATCAGAAGAAGCTGGAGATCTCGCTGTTCCGACAGAACCGATATCTCGTATGTCAATCAAGGAATTCGAGGCGAAGAGGGCCGAGGATAACGAGAAGATGTTAGTGCGGAGACGAAAAAGAAGAGCAGAATTTAATGAAGATAAGCGCCAAGATGAGCGCCCGACTTGGAGGCAAAGAAGAGCTGCGGAGATGCTTGCTCCCATCAAACCAGTGACACCTACAGGCGGAGCTGAAATCGCTGCTGGTCAGAACCAAGTTTTAGACGCTAAGGCTGAACAAGCAGGAACTGCTAACGTGATCTCTACTGATCAATCTGTAAGAAATTCTACTAATAACAACTCTTCATCGAGTGTTACGATTGCTGCTCCAGCACATATTGATAAGACACCAGTGGTATTTGGTGCACCTTTCCGTGCGTGGTAATAGCGCAACAAAAAGGGACAGCCAATTAACTTGACTGTCCCTTACTTATTCTAGATCAGAGATGTTTAGCCTTGTTGGGCTAGCTTAGCAAAATAGCTAAGTGTATCACCATCATCTTCTGTGTCTAGGCTTACATCACTCTGAGCGGGTGCTGGTGCATCTACCTTGACCTCACGAGTTTCGTTAAGCTCGACTTGTGTGTCAGTCGAAACTACTGTATTAGCTATGTGTTCTTCACCGAGAACTTCATATAGCTTCTTCTTTAAGTCAGCATATGATTTATAACTTTCTTGATTAATGAACTCATTCAGTCCATGAAGTTTTTCATAAACCGCTTCTAACTTTGCTTCTTCACCATCAAACAATTCAGTCTGAGAATCGAATTCAGACTTATCATAGTTACGATAGCCTTCGAAGTTGCGAATCTTCAGTTTGAAGTTTGCTCCACCCCAGAAATCGAATGGATTAACTGGCTTCTCATCTTGGAACTGTGGCTGCATAACATCCATCACTTTGTCCATGATCTTCTTACCGTACTTATAAAGGAATACCTTACCTTCATTTTGTGGGTTAGCAGAGTCAGAAACAACGAGAATGTTAGAGACATGGTGCAGACGACGCTTCCGCATACGTGCAGTTTCCTTGTCTTCTTCTCGACCAGAGTTCCATAGCTGTGTATTCATCTCACTCACTGGATCATTTTGACCAATAGAGGTGAGAGAGTTTTCGATATACCAACGACCAGTTGGACCCTTGAAACCATGATCCCAATATTTGACCCATGGAAGATCTTCACCTTTGCCTGCTGGAAGGAAGCGAATAATCGCATAACCATTTCCAGCTTTGTCAACTGTTGGTGTCCAGAAGCGATCGTCACCGTATGATTTCTTTTCGGTATCTTTCGCTGCTGCGTTAATTAGTTTATCGATCGCTGCTGCGCGATTTTGTTTTAGTTGTTCGAATGACATATTATTTTTAGTATTGCGTTGTATTGTTTTTAGTATTGTGTTGTATTATTGCTACCAACAAACTCTATATTATACTGATTTGGCTCATTTGTAAACAACATAATCAATTGATTGCGGTATTTATTTTCATCTGAGACAATGAGTGGAATAATGAACTGTTGGTATTTTTCGAGTGTAAGAAGAGTTCCTTTAACAATACCTAATGGATCGTTAAGTTCACTCTTCAGGCTTTTGATAAACTTCACAAAATGATCTATAATCGCTACAGTTTCTGGGGAAATCTGTTGGCTCATAAAGAGATTAAGTAAGAGGTTATCGGTTTTGTCGGAGTTTGCTTTACAGACTCCATCAAAGGTAAGGTTGTATTTATACGCTCTTTCGCGAATTAGTTTTGTCTCTCTTTGGAAGTTATAGAACATTGATTGGCGATAGGTATCTCGAGTGGTATGAGATTCCATTTCCATTTCACCGATCCACATGTTCTCAGCCATAATGTTATCGGCAAAGTACATTTTCAAATCATCTTCTTTTACAAACTTCTTCGCGATACGTTCAAAGAAGTATCGATCTTTCCTCCTCTCAAAACTCTGCATCCTTACGTTAGACTTAAAGTTATATGCGAATGCGTTATAACCTTGTTGCGTAAAGTGCAATCGAATTGAGTTGTATAAGGAATATGCCTGAAAGCCAGTCATTAAAATAAGTATGAAGTAGTTCTCTTGATGATGTTGCGGTCCATCGCTTCTGCTTCAAGTTTACTCTTTAGTGCACCTTTTACAAGCTTGGCCATATCCTCAGGATCGATTTGTTTTTCTTCACATAGATGGCAAATAGCTTCAGCATACGACATCTTATCCTTGTGGACGAGGACCTCGGTCTGCAGCGCTAATTGTTCTCTTGTGATAGACATTTTGACTGTTACTTTACTTCGCATTATAGTACCTTTAGGATGAGTGTTTGATCGTTGATTCGACCGTTTGCTTCTTTACGTTTTGTTGTGAGAGCATCGATGATCTTGTCTCGTTGCTTATCGGTCTTTGTTACGATTGCGCTAATAACATCAGAGGGTTTACGAAGTGACATAGCGTAACTCAGCTTCTCGTCGAATCCTTTAATCGAGGTTCCTTTCACACTAAATCCTTCAGTGGATGAACATTCGTATACAGTCAATCGTCGATACTTAATATTGAAGGCATATAGCTTCCTTGCTCCAGGGATATTTGCTGGTGACACAGAGGTGACAGCATATTCATCAGATTCAGTCAAGTAGTTGAGAGACTTCACTTGGCGATCAGCACTTTGAACTTTCTTCTTTCGTGGCTTTCGAGCATTAGTATTAGTAGCTCTAAATTTAGAGATTTGCTCCTCCATTTTAGTAAGCTCCTTAATACGAGAACGAATTCCTGGTTTGGTTAGATATGAATAACCCTCTGTGCTGTCTGGTTGGCCATCCAGTGCTTCAGTCAATTCTGTCTTATATCTACCCAACCATTCTTCTACATACTTCAAACCAGCGGCTGGAATAGTGTACTGCTTAAGGAGAGAATACACGTTAATTCCCTTCACCTTTGGCTCAGAATTAATCCAATCGTCGAGCATCCAATCAAGCTCAGCACATATAGTACTGTTTACTTTATTCTTCAATCTCTCGATAGGGCTAATATTGTTAGTATGTTTGCTTGGATCAACAGGAGTGTCAACTATCTTTACATAGTTCGCGAGTAGAGACGTAAGCTCAGTCTTGATATGTGTAAGGTCGTTGTGTGGCTCTATGATATTATATCCTGGCCTGTCCTTATAGTACTCCATCTGACCATCACACGTAGGCGACATGCCGTTAGTGAGAGCTCGACATAATTTCGATGTAGTGACTGAAGGTTGTGTATCTCTTAAGCTTTTAATATACTTAATTTCGTCCTTCTTATATCCGTTATTCTTCATCCACTCAAGAGCGAATGGTTTAAGGTCCTTAGCGCTGAGATAGTAGTTATAGAAACCGAACATGCGATTTCGATTCTCCATAAACTTCACGGGGTCCCACTTCTCACATCCGTCCCATTGAGGTTCTTCTCCAGTGTATTTAGAATCGCAAGCGATAACACGGTTATATTTGTCAAGTACTTTAGCCATAATTAATTAGTATTCGTTTTTGTCCACAAATTGGTCTGCGGTGTATTTAGTGAGGAGTTCAAGTTCTTCGCAAATATCTTCTTTGCTCGCAGCCTTTGGTGCGAAGTCAACAAAATCGAGCGCTTCTTTAGATACTGCTTTTTTCGGGATTCTACCTCGAGCTGGAAGCCCAAGCTTTTGTCGATGAAGCTTTTTTACTGTTTTCTTGATAAAGGCGAGTCGTTGTTTTTCTGTCATAATGGTTATTATACTATATATTGGTTGGTTTGTAAAGGTCTAAATTACGGGCAGTATGTGCAAAATGCTGGAACAATACGGCGGTCAGTGCTCCAATATCCGTGGCGAACAACAAATGGAGTTCCGTATGCATCATAGTTATAGACTGGTTTTACCCATGTTGAATCGTATGTTACAACTGGTGGAGGGCAACGGTGCGTATTATATACACGTGATGGAGTAGGATAGCTACGGCCATGCGGCATAGTTTGCGGATAATGACCATGATTGTTGCCATATCCACGGCTGAATCCTCCAGTTCGATTTCTCCAACCTGCAACACCTCCGCTTACTGCGCCAATGATTGCTCCAGTTTCGCTGTCACCGTCTCCAGTGTTATTACCGATAACTGCTCCGATTCCTCCACCGATAGCGCTATCAATAAGTACATCTCCAAGGTTGGCTGATGATGTTGAAACGATGGCGAATGCCGCGATTGATGCTATAATTGTTTTTTTCATATTTAGTTTTGGGTTATGCTGTTGATTTTAATTAATGTCTCGAATAGACGCTGTGTTTCTTCTGGAGTACACCAGTGTGGTGTATATAAGTATCGATGAATATCGTTTTCTATAGGTTCACCTTGACGAATTCCAAGTTTTTTGAGAGTAGAGTGGTATATGATCGTTTGCTTACATGATAGATGCATCATAGAATCTTTAATCTCTTTAAGTGATTGCGCTGTCATGGGGAATAATTCTAGTTGATTTGTCATGTCTTAATTTTTGATATACTGTATTATACCACATATTTGATAGATTGTAAAGGTTTAATCGTCATGGAAGTTGATCGGAGGAGCTCGGAAGATCCGCCCTTCAGTGTAGGTTTCTGAGTCATCAATGTATTCCTCTCTGAGACTACTTAAAGAAGATGTGTCTTCCGATAGAGGTTGTTCGTGTGAGGCTTGATGCCCAATATGGTTCGTCGATGTATTCTGCATAATAATGATCTGCTCCGTTTGTGAAGTTACTGATTTGTGCGGTGTCGACAATCTTCATTGCCTCGTGCCAGCGTGGGTGATTTTGTGCTTTCGCGATATTCGTATCAACATCGTTTTCATTCCAACATGAGAATTGCCATGCTTGAAGGCAAACAGCCGACATTGATTTGTTTCGTTTCATTGATCTATTATAGACCACTTCGTGCACCGCCTCCATTGCTCCTTTAGAGTATTCTCCTCCTGCTTCGAGGATCAGAGTAGAGGCAACTACGTCACGATCTGAATAAGAGAATGCTGTGCTGCTAAGAGCTATGAAGAGTGCAGTGTATAGTTTCATATTAAAATTTTACCCCCATGTTAGTGAGCTCTACGCTGAGTTGTTCGTCGCTGTGAGCAAATCGGCCGTTAGTGAGTTCATACTCTACTGTGTAATCGCCGTCGCCACTAAGTGGTCTGTCAGCGGTTTTGAACGCGATTTGGTGGCGGAATGGACCGTGGTCGCGATTGTCAGTCACGCTCTTCACACGATATGTGCCATCTTCAGCACGATAGATCTCGTTAAGAGTCTCCCAATCCTCACAGACTGTGGCGTCTGCGCTGACCAATTCCTCTCCACGAACGAACTCTTCAGAGTACTCGTTAGAGTGACCAATCAGGCCGCGGATCTCTTCGAGAGACTCAGCCGAGGAGAGAAGTGACTCATCAGTCACGACGTATGTGGAGCCACCTTTTGGCTTCCAATGCTGAGGGCATTCACCTTTGCCGTCCCAATCGTGAGCGGAGTAGTTCTCCATGTATTGAGTGTTGAGGACGAGCTTGACGCCGAGAGTCTGAGTGAGTGTATTTGTCATAGTTTTTGTTTTCCGTATTAGTTGGTTATCTAGATCTATTATACCATATCGGTGCTTAAAAGTACATAGGTATATCTAGCTGGTTATCAACTACTTGTGCACTTTTAATTAAAAGCTGCTAGAAAATTGAAAAATTATGATCAAGTTGATAAACTAGATTCATTAAATGTATATAGCATTATACACCAACACTTTAGAGAACTGT